AGCACATTTACTGGCAAATCCAGTTGCGTATGCAACGCTTCTTTGTGGAGGCTAACTATTTCGCCTGGCGCTAGGTGTTCAATCTCACTCCACATTTGTTCTAAATTGTCAAACCATTGTACTTCGGTGTGATCCCAGTCAGTGAGCATGGTTTTGTATGTGCCAAGTCTTGCACCGGCAATAGCCCACAAGCCATGTTCCGCATCTGATCCAATATTGTGCCAGATAGTTAAATGGTCAAGGTTGCGACTGTGTACTCTGTCTTTGAATTCACTGGTGCTTGGCTTGCGTCCTCTGTCAAGGCACATCTTTACACCCTCACGGAATCCAGCACGCCATGCATGTTTAGCACTGCCGTTTGGATAGGTTGTGCTATAGCAGTTGTACATTGGCCAATACAGATCATCAAAACAAAATTCCACATCAGTTTCATCTGCACCCTCTGAGGCTTCATGTGTGCGCATGTTGTTTACAAATGTTTTTGTCCACGAGCTTATACCGCCGTTGCCATACATCAAGCCATTGATATGATTTCTTGCTCTCCAACGATACACTGCTTGTTCATAGTCATCATTGATATACTCAATGGTCTGATTGAAAAAGTCTTCAACAGGCAAGTTGTCACCGTCGATCAAAATAAAGCGTTCTGTGTCGCTAGCTGCCGCGGCTGCTTTGTGTGCAGCATCACTGCCTTTGACATTGTCAACACGCTTTGCCCACGGCACCATGTTGCGTATTTTTATCCAGAATTCTTCTTTTTGCGGTTCGTCATAACTGAGATATACACAATCTAAATCTGCAATATCAATTGATTTCACTTTTTACTCCGTTAGTCCATGGCCTAAAGTCTTTGCCGTTAACAAACATACAGGTATATGGGTCGCCGTCAATTTCAGTTAACATAGTAAAATTACCATCAACAGGATTGACATACATCCACATACTAGCTTCCATGTACTCTTTTAAGTTTGTTGAGCGGATTTGCACTCTACCGGTTGCAAAGGGTATTTCTCCGTACTTTCCTGGTACTGATTCCATTTTTTCTCTGTTGCGATCACAAACAATATCAGCAGTAAGCACCACAGTATCTTCACCTTGACTAACTTGTGCTTGCAATGGGCTAGCAAGCATCAAGAAAAAACAAAATGTGCCTGCTAATCTTTTCATAATAGTTCTCCTTTATGCAGACTATTTACTCTGCATAATATGTTTTAATTTCCCACTTTGTATCACTATTGGTATCAACAATCATTACATTATCTGCTCTACAACCTGTGCCTGCGTTACTTGGCACCAGTTTTGTCCAGCTTACTGAATCAAGTAAACGTTCAATAATGCCGTTTCGAACCACTAGATCATAACGCCCTTCGGCATATTGTTTATGAGTGACTTTAATATAATCTCCTTCAAGCTCTTCCATTGTGTATGCAATGGGCTCACCTGTTTGTTTATTATAATACAATCTATATTCAAAGTCAACCTTATTATCTGGTATTAACTGATTGAATAATTTTGCAAACTCGTTAGGATCCATAATATTCGCCTAACTTTTGTGCTAGTTCTTTATAATGATAATGTACAAGTCCAAATTGGTTGTGGCCGTTGATGCGTATTACACCATTTGACACTTCCCAAACTAACTCTTTAGTCCAATTTTCAGCACTGGTACCAAGTATTGCCGGCTTCATGTGTACAATCTGTGGCCCGATACCAGGAGTAATAAACTCGTCAGCAAACAATGCATAGATTAAATCTGTGCTGGCTTCTTCATCCTGCCCTCCCTTGATGTTTTTTTTGATCTCATCCCAATTTTGAAAGCACTGTTTCACATTGTTAAAAAATTCTAATGCTTCGACACTCTTTCGCCAATAGGTAACGGCATTATAAACATCGGGTAGGTTGTTATAATCAAATAACTTTCTGTAACGGCGACTTGTAGCAGTAACATTGTGAAAGTTCCGTGCGCCAGTACTAATCCATAGTGGCTTGTTGCGATACAGTGTCCACCAATGATCAATTGGACCGCTAACTACCATATCAGCTTCCAGTTTTACAGTTTCGTGAAAAGGACTAGCATGATACACTTGCCAGTCAGTGCCCCATCCGCCTGTGTTACCGTGTGGGAAAGGTTTGACATAATCAAACAGTGTATTTTGATAATCTTCTTGGTCAGTTACCAAACAGATTTTTGCATCAGGATGCCAGTATTTGAGGCTTTTTGCTAGTGTTTCGGCGCAGGAAATATAGTCAACAGTGTCTGACATTCCAGCAACAATCAAGTAACCTCTATCTGCCTCATACATACAGTTTCTCCAAATAACGCTTACACATTATGTGCAAATCGTGATTTTTAACACAAATACGCTTTTTGAGATTGTTAACAGTATATGTGATCCACCAGGTGTTGTCAATGTTGTCAACTTTCACATCAGTGTCTACATTAAGAAGTGGCCAGGGAATTTCGCATTGCTGAGGATGAGTGTTTCCGTTACACAACAGTAACGCAATGCTTAGTGCATAGTCGTTGCGAAACTGGCGACTGTTGAATCCAAACAAGTTTGCATAATGTTGGTAGTTTTGTTCTACCATTTTCCATACTGCAAAAACATCTTGTGTAAACTGACTGTTGCGATCAAACACAACAACAGTGGCCCACCACATGTGTGTATTTTTTGTACCAAATGTTTGCAATCTTGGTTCGAGGTGTACACTTTGAACACTTCTATGACACAAAAATGGCTGTGAACTTTCTAACATGGGCAATAAGTCTGCACTGTTAAGCATGTAGTCTGTGTCAACCAACAGTGTGCGATCATAGGGAGAAAGATCAAGGGCTGCATTACGTCCAAAGTTAAACCATGTAGTTGCTGCGCCGCGGTCAGCAAAAAATCTTCGATTGGTATCTGTGCCGCGATCAACTATAACTTCTTTGTTAAAAATATCACAATCAACAGTTTTGTCAGTGACTAAAGTTACTGGAATATCTAGGTATTTTTTTATTCGAGCAGCACATTCAACAGCAAGTTTGGTGTATTTTATTTCGCTGTCGAAAGCAAAGAGTAAAGCACCTGTAGTCATCTTTGTTCTGAAATTTCTTCATACTCGGCTTGCCAAGCGTTCATTTGCTCTTGCCATCGCTGCATTGCTAACTGTTTAAGTTCCGCCGGAACTACACTTACCGGGGTGTTATAGTAATCTTGGAATACTGACTCCCTTCCAAGGAATACATCACACAACACAATCAACTCTGGCGATGCTTTCCACATGCCGCCTTTGTATGCAAAAAGCATTTTGGCTTGGTATGTTTCTCGCAACACCTGTCTTGCCTGTTGGTGATCAAATCGTGTTTTTATATTTTGGCTGAGTTTATCTGTTTGCATAATTCTACTTAGCCATAAAAAAACCCTAGTTAATAAAAACTAGGGTTTGTTATTTTTATTGGTTAGTTGTTATTATGATAATGACCAACTAGCACTGTTTTGTGTTGGCGTACCCCAGGTATCAGCCAAAGTGCTCGTACTTGGGTCGCGAATTACTGTGGTCATTGTGAGTGTTCCATCAACACTGTCTACACCTGGTGTTGAAACATCACTTAATGTTACAGCAAATGTAATAACGTTACCACTGATTGATGCATTGATTTGGATAAAATTTGATGTATAACTGTATGATGTACCAATCTGTTTGAAAATTGTAACTGGAGTACCAGTAAGATCGTAGGCACCAGTACCTGTTAGCAGTGTAGTAGGTGTGCCGCCGCCGCCAATCTTGGTTGTTCCGGTATATGCTGTACCAGCAATGGTTTTGTTTGGTCCTGGATCCCCTGCGCCTGTTAAAACAATTGTACCAGTATTACTCAGCAATTGCGTCCAAGCTGTGTTCTGATCTGATGTTGTGCCACCTGAACGACTAAAACTCATTCTAAGCATGCCGCCTGCGTTAAAAAAGTACCTTAACTGGTTAGCACTTGGAAATGTTATAGTTTTAGATGTTGTTGCACTTGTTGACCAGGCCGAAGTTGTAGTAGTTGACGCAGAGCTATCACTACCGCTGGCTGATGCATTGTTTTTTCCATTTTGTATTGCCGTGATGTTTGTAGTTAATGCTGCGTATGCTGAAATAGTATTACCTGCAACTGGATTTGTAATTGCAGTGATTGAAGTGCCTTGATGAGTAGCTGCACTTGAAATTCTTGTTAACAGTGTTGCCCACTGTGTTGCCGTTATTGTCGACCCTGCAGACACAGTTGAAATAGTGTTTGTTTGTCCGTATCCACTATCATCGGAACCAGTGCCCCAGACTGTGTTAACCTGATTAGCAAAATTGTTATAATCATCATCCAGTATAGTTGATCCGGCTGAATATGTCATGTTTTTTTCTTTCCCTTTGTATTAGTAGGTGTTTCCTACGCTATTACCAGCGGCGCCCTGTTTTCACAGTTGGAGTTTACTCCTTTGTATTTCTACCACGTCACCTCAACTTATAGCAGCTGGGTCATTCCTTTTATAAATCTATTTAGCTGTTTACGCAATCTTAACAATTGCTTCTACAGTGTCAATACCTTCACTTGTTTTATCCGTTAGAGCACGGCCAATAACGTTGAATGCAGTTACCTCTTCCA